ATATATTATACTATCAGATACTATACTATCTGTATGTATCTTTGTCTCATTTTCACTCGTAACGTCGATGATTTGTGTTTGGGTTGCCGCAGTTTTTATCTGCTTAGGTTTAACCTTATTCTCTTTAGCAACAGTAGTTATATGTTCTATTTGTTTATCTTTAGTGTTCTATAACTAATCTACAGTAAGCTATAAAACATTATTAGCCTACTAAGAACTATTTAATAGTCCCTAATAGGCTTCAATGTTATTATTAGCCATTTCTAGGCTATCTAACAGTCTTTTATTCTCTTTGTGGGTAATTATCCCATATGATATAGATAAAGCCGTCAGAATGCAAAGAAATACGTTTAAAAAGAATTTTTTATTCATCGACAATAACTTTAGTATTGTCTTTATCATTAGTGTTTTTATTTAAATCTTTATTACCAATATCAACATAACGAGAACCTTTCTTACGTAGATATTTACCTAATGCTCTCCATGGACCTTTTGGATCCAGAGTATTAAGATTCTCCAATATTGACCATAATTCAGTAAGTGCTATTATTACAGTAACACCACCTGTTAATACGAATACACCTGTTTCTCCAAGTACCGTAAATTCAAGTAATCTAGCAAGAGATATTATGACAAATTCGTCAAATATTTTCTTAATAGTTCCTTTCCATCCTAACTCACTAGTGATTTTCTATCCTTGTCGTTTGGCTACTTTAATTCCGTATATTAAGTCTACAGTAGTAAATGCAAAGCAAGTGAGTAGTAATCCTGCTATTGGAGTGATGTATCCTAATGCTAATGCTCCCATGTATGTTAATATTTTCCCAATCGCTGTATTTCCACTAATTGCATTAATTACATGCCCAATAGAATTAAGGATGTTCATATTATTTAATTGTTATATATATTTTTTCTTTCTTACAAGCTTCAGTAAGTATTTTCTATAGTTTGTTCATAGTATCTCTAGAATTTATAACCTTGCCTACAACTTTATTCTAGCCAACTAATATACAACCTAAAGAATCGTTAGCAGTGTTTCCACTATGAAATCTTATACCAGAGTACCCAGGAACATTTAATACTAACGGCAATACTTTTTTGAACTTATTACTATAAGACATTATTACTTGGTATTTACCTGTAGGTATTGCAGTTTCACCATACACTTTCTTCTTTTGTATTTCTGAAACAGACATATCTTTAGTAAGCCCTCTGTCTTTATCTTCAAGAGTATCACATAAATAAGTTCCGTTTATATATAATTTACCAATAGTATATGTATCTTTTTTAGCTATTCTGTTTAATATTAACTCCATTACCTATTATTAAATTCAAACTCAGTTGCAAGATTAGCCTTGAATGTCTCCCCTGTATTAAGCGTAGCTGTTAATATATGCGATGTAGGATCATAAGATTGTGAGCTGATATGCTTATCTTCACCCGAAGGAATTACAGGATTAGATCCATCATTTGGGCTTAGTGTTAGATTATACGTAACAGTAGGAGTTTCCCCATCAATTGTATTTATATTAGATATAAACTTAATAGAAACTACTTGTGCGCTTTCTGTAGAATTAGTATTCTATATGCGTATAGATCCATCATCAAGCATATATACATTGGCGTATTCTGAACCAGTTTCAACAGTAGTAGTTACTACAGATTTAAATTCGCCATTCTCAGTATATGTTACAAGTTTATCTCCATTCTACATTGTAAGTACTGGCGTAAGTGTTAATGATGTGCCATATGCAACGTTATTAGTAGATGTACTAGACGCTATCTAAAGATCTTCAGCATGATTATGCAATACAACATCAATCGTTTTGCTTACAGCCATATTATCAAGTGACGTTACCTTTACTTGCGTAGTATATACGCCACTTGTTATTGTAGGTATATTAGTAGCTCTGAACATAAATGTATTACCCTTGTCGTTAATTTTATCCATATGAGCATCATCAAAACCCCATATAAAGTTCTAATTACTACTTGTAGCAGGACATGCCTGTACAGTAATAAAACCAACATTACCAAGAATACATTCTGTAACACTTCCAGGATTAATACAAATACAATTTATGTTAGTATCCTAACCATTACCTACTTCAATAGATACACAATCACTTGCGTCAGCTTCGCTAGAATTAGCTACTAGTTCAAATACATCAGGGTAGTCTATAGTTACAGTTCTAAGATTAGACGTATCATAGCCAGGCTCAAATATTTGTGCCTGAACGATTAATTTATACTTACCTAATACTTTCTACTGGTTAGCTGGGAAATACACTATAAACGAATCCTATGCGCTTGTAGAACGTACTTCTGCACGATACTCATTGTCATTACAACAAGCACAGCAGCAAGAAGTATGACAATCTTTATAGTATGTTCTATTCTTATTTATATCTACGCCAAATCCGTTATAGCAGCACATACTATAACTATCACCATCACAACAAGGCATCATATGGTATACAGGAAGTCCACAACGATTTATATCATAATGAGAAGGAGTAAATGGGGTATCTGTACAATGATCTCCAGTAGTAAGAATACACTGAACGTTCTTAATGTTAACAGGATCCTTAATATATTTACGTGACAAATGTACGTTTAAGAGTATATCGTTATTTATTCTTACTTTCATAATATTATCATTTATATACAAAAATAGCTGAGATGGGGCTAAAGCCCTACCCCAGCTACATGTGTTAACTTAATTATTCACCGTCAGTAGTAGCAGCTTCCATACCAAGAGCTACCTTAATAGCCTTGATAAGATCTGTCATCTGACCAGTAGTACCGTAAATCTCTACTGACTGCTTAGTGGTCTTTATCCAATCGTCAGCAGTACGATAATGGTTCTCAAACTCAATTGTCAGACCGTCATAGTGAGCATCGAGTTTAGTCTCCATATTAGGCTTAATGATAGGCCATGTACATTCACCACGGTTAAGAATACCCATATAACCGAATGACTTAGCTTCACGATCACGTACAAGCTTAGCATCAGCAGCGTACTTCTTACCAGGAGTCTTCTCGATCTTCAAACCAGCAGGGAAGTGCTTGATATTAGCACCAAAACCAGTAGCCTGAGGATCAGTATAGAACACATTCACAGTAAAGCGAACGGTCTCATCCCAGCTAATAGAATCTACTGTATCATTGTCAGTATATTCCATGGCAGTAAGCGTAACTTTGCCACCTTCAGCAGTAGCTGTTACACGAGCACGCTTATACTGATAATTAATACTATTAGCAATACCTTTAGCGATAGTTTCATTCGTATCTCCTTCCTTGGTAACGTACTCATAGGTCTCACTCCACTTACGATAACGTGTAGGAAGATCCTTGTACTGAATACGAACCACGATACGCTTGCCACCCTAAGCAAGCAAAGCTGAATCATTACCAGTTATACCGAAAGTAATATCTACTTTCTCAGCAACATTATCAGTATAAGTCAGTTCATTGAAAGACTTAATATCTTTAGGGTTGATTTCGTTTGTCCAACGAACCACGGGAACCTTAGTTGTTCCATCTTTCTTGTGGACATCAGCAGTCTTATTGGTAATCTGACCAATCTTAACCATGCCATTCTCATTGGTAATAATAGCAAACTTACCAGCATTAGCAGTAGTAATATCAGCTGCTTTAGTAACAACACCGATCTTATCAGTGTTATTAGCCACAAACAAAGTATTTACATATGTAATCATAATATATCAATATTTATTATTCTTGTGTATTAATTTCATTTGAAATAGTCTAATACCGTTTATCTGCTTTGTTTTCAATATACATCTAAGCAGCAATTTTGATAATTTCAGGTATAACTATTTCTTCAAATTCTGTATAATCATCTGTAGGATTATCCAGTGTTATTTTATTTGGTTGACGTAAGTACTATAACTTATAACTTAGTATGTAATACTTTCCGTCTGTTAATAATTTACAACCATTATTTGTACGTATTCTTAATGGTCTAGCGTATTGATTACGATAGTGAAAATCAGTAAGACTGTTGTTTATTCTGTACATAAAACTATCAGCAGTACATTCAAATACAGGAACTTGTTTACGTATACCACCTGCTTCTATTAATGTACTTTCGCTTAATGTATACATTACGCCTTCAGGGTATTTTATTTCAAACTCTTTATAATCATCATAATCATTTATTTCCATATCACTGTCACTTATTTCAGTATACGTAAGTAAATGATCTAGATCATGAAATCTTTTTTCAGTTTCTTCATACCCAGTTCTATGTATGAAATCTCCATTATAACGTAGTTTTATAAACTTAGCGACTGCTTGATTTAGCCAATATAATGATTCATCAGTAGCAGGCTTATTAACAGTATCGTCAAGCTTATTTATTTCTCTTTCAAACGATTCTAATATATCAATGTATCTCATTGCTCATCCTCCTACTTTTGTTGTGTTGGCTGTTGCTATTGTGTCTATTGAGGCTATTGTCTAGCAGAATTACCTCCACCAGATAATTTAAATTTATAATTTGATATATATAAATTTACAGCGCCATCTACCAACTCATTAAAACATTTATAAGGTAATTCACAACAACTATGAACAGCACCAGCTTTTTTATTATCATCATCATATCCTATTAGATTGAATCTATAAGGATGTCTATAATATGTTAATTCTACTAAATAAATGTCAGTATACGTATCGTGTATAATATGTAAACTTTCATCCTCTATTAGTACTAATGGATTACGTATTATTCCATTATTATTATAATACTATAGTATTACTTTCTACGCATCATCTTCTTTGATAACAAAATTTGACATTGTCAACGGTTTTGTATATTTACCTTTATAGGTAGAATTTACTATACTATTTGATCTAATATAATAATAATAATCTTCTGGTAACTAAACTATATCTGTATTACTATCTGAATCTTCAGATTCTTCTACTTGCAACTGTGTTTTAGTTACTAAAGTACTAACAGCATCACTAAGTAATCTCTATTGTCTAGTACCACTCTGAACTTGATCTTCTGACAAGAACAGAGTTTTGACATATATATCCTAATATTCATTTAAGAATGAATATATAGTATCTGAAGTAAGTTTATTCTTCAGAGCAAAATTTGGGTGGATTTCTTTTAATCTACGCTCAAATTCAATTCCTAATTGTCTTGTCTGTGTTTGTGTCATGCCTCAAGTTTTTGTAATCCAACTTTAGTATTAAGTCTAGTAGACTCCACGTTGTCTAACGCCATTATTATAGCTAAATTTATAAGCTCTTCTGCCATAGTATCATTTAATTGGAAATCAGTACTACTCAATTTATCAATACTACTAACAAATGTAGTAGGCTACTGTATGAATGTTACATGTAGGTATGATGTATTTTTATAAGCATTTTTATATTCGATAGGATCTACTAATACATGTATATATGTTCCTTCTATATAAGCAACAGGATTTTCTATCCATGGTATATTGTTTAATGTAGATTTAAATGCCATAGCATCCTGATGATTTATCAATATAACATTTTTGCTTTCCAACTTATCATTTGTTATATTATTTGAAGTAGGCCATGTTTCAAGTAATGCTTGAATGAAATACATTAAACCCTCAGGTAATCCAAACACTAATTCATTATGTGCCTTTGCTGGAATTTTAACAGTAGTTGGTTTTATTTCTTCACTAGTTTTTAATAACGGTCGTATATCTTCGATTGCTTTTATATCTCCTTCAAACGGTACTCCTCGTGTGTTATTTCCAGTTAATTTTTGAGCTATTAAAGCTAAGTACGCTTTATCGAGTATAGTAGCAATTTCGTATGTTGTTAACGACGGATATGACGAAGTGTTATCGTCTTTGTCATACTAAATTAGAAACTTTTTTACAATATCATTATACGTCATATGTCGTAATTATTTTATTATTTATTTTCTACCTGTGTAATAATTGCAAGTTTGAGATCCTGATTCTTCTTATTATCAAGATAAGCAATACATTCCTTAAGCGAAGTAGCCATCAATTCTGTGCCGTAATAATATTGTGTTTTATCTTTACGAATAACGCCCTTAGAAATAGCTTCCTCTATAAGGAACTGAGTTTCTTTAGACTTATTATCAACCCAGAGTTCAAAGAATTTTTTAGGCTATTTATCGACAAGATTAAACAATGTAGACTCTATAAGTTCATTTGACATATTAGTAGAACTAACTCCAAACAATCTAAGACATTTACGCATCTAATCAATAGAAAGTTTATCGAACTCACGAAGAGCCTCACGTCTATCTTTATTAATCTTATTCTACTGAATTGCTTCTTCTTGCTTATTAATCAGCAAGTAATCTTTACCAGCATCAAGCTTAGTAAGTGAAGTAGCAACTCGTTTGTGACCACTAAGAAACTTAATAATCATTTCCTATCTAGGATATGAATCGTCCAAAAGCACAGTACGTGCTCCAATTTTTACACAGAAAGTTTCCCAAAATTTACTTGTTTTAGCGAGTGTTCCTGGTTCGTAACCAAGAGCTTTCTCAAATCTAGTTTCATCTTCAGGCGTAAGACCTGTATATCTCGACCCAGATCTAGTCCAATAAGGAGCAATATAATCAAAACAGTGCTTGTACTTAACAAGACCAGCCCAGGGATTCTTTTTCTTAATTTTTAATTCAACTACCATAATTAGTTTTTAATTAGTATGTTGTAATGTCGTACACACAGGGATACTTATGACCCCTGTGCTCGAACATTATTTATATTTAATTATTAGGCTGCTACAGCAGCATTTCCTTCGTTAGTAACATCTGTATCTTCAGCATCACAATACAGGATACCGCAAGACAACGGATTACGCAACATAATACCCTCTTCACCAAGGAAGTGCACCTGATAACCATCACGGCTATTAGAACGCATAGTATTAATGTTATTAGCATAACCATTGGGAAGTACGGAACCGCCAGTGCACCACTGTACAAACTCACGACCCTTACGACAAACCTTCACAACATTAGCCTGGCCATCACGTGTACCAAGATCAACAAAAAGGAATGTGTAAGACATCAGAGGCTTACCTGTGATAGGATGCAGCTGACGGAACAACTCCATATTATCAAACAGAGCACAACGCTTCAATGTCAACTCGATACCGTTGAGCATCTTATATGTAGTAAACTGGCCACCAAGAGTCAACTCCTGGCCATTGCCAGTAATAAATTTAGTATCAATAAGAGTATAGCTAGCTGCTTTCTCTTTCAATACACGGTCAAATTCACGCATACCCATCTCTCCTGTCAGAGCCATGAATTTACGCTCGTTAGTACCAAGCATATTGTAACACAGATCAAACAGATAATCTTCCAACAACTCAGCTGTAAGAGTTGTATAATAACGTATATTAGAAGGAGAAATCTGCTCAAATAGACCTGCACTGATAGCTACGGGTCTTCCATTTGTACCTTTAAGATTATAAGTACCGTCTGTATTACGGTTAGAATGAGCGAAGAGCAACATCTTCTCCTCACGGCGCTTCCACTCACGAAGAGCAATCCAGTACTGATAGTCAGACCACAGATACGAAGTCTTACCAGTCTCGGGATCCTTCAGAGCAATAGCGAGTACCGTTGAATATGCGTCACCTGTAATATCATAAGACAAACGAAGTGTCATCAGGTTATTACGCATCTTAAACGGAGTCTGATAATTGATGATGTCAGCCTCGTCACTGTACTCTTCATAAGCAGAACCAATACGGCTCACCTGACGTCCAGGAAGCAGATACTCACCAGGAATATAAGAGCCAGCAAAGCCTTCTGCTACGTAGCACTCATATACCCAAGTAGATCCGTCCTGATAAGGATGTCCTGATACACGAACCTGATACTTAATATCGTCAAAAGAAAGAATAGCACCAGGGCCGAAATAATTTTCCTCAAGACCAATGTAAATAGGAGAATTATTAATACCAGGGGTCTCAGCAGCATAGTTAGCACTGTCGATTACTTTACCATTATATTTAGCATAACGAATATTAACAGCATGTTCTGAATCGATCATCACAGACCACTCATACTCTCTGTTATCAATAGTCATAGTCTTACCAAGACCACCAGTAATAAGGTCAATGGCAGTAGAAACACCATCGTCCTTAGTACCAAACACCAATGACAGAAGACCACTAATCTCATGGGGCTTTGTCAGCAGTGCATTAGAAATCATATTTTCATCAACCAAATCACTGAAACGACGTCCACGATAAAGCTGAAGGTTATTCAAAAGTGTATTATTCATATATTTAATTAATTAGTTAATATCAACCGAAGAGTTTTGACGCTATATCAACAGCTGATCGTTTATTATCATCCAATCTCTGAGACGTACGATTTTTACTAGAATGTCTCAACATAGTTCTAAGTTTAGCGGCAGCATCAGTAGTACCTTCACGTCTAGCATTGCCAAGAAGAGTATCTCCCTTCATAGTAAAATATGCAGATTCTATTAAATTATTAACCAAATTGCTATTAAAGTCTTTCTAATATTGTGTAAGACCATTTTCGTCAGTACGTGTAATATACTCAAGCAAAGCTTTTCTATCTTCCTTAGGTACATTTATACCACGTATGTTAGTAAGATTGCTAATAGATGTATTGAGATTGTTTGAGAACTCCTGAACCTGTCTGTATTGTTCCTCGGCTTGCTGTTGCTGTATCATCTGCTCATGTTCGAGCTATTGCTTCTTAATTGTTTTAAGACGCTCTACAGCATCATTAGCTTCATCCTCAAGCATATCAGCATCTTCATAACGTTCAATCTTACTGTTAATTTGGTCGTTAGTATATCCCTGCATTGTGAGATATTCTCTGATTGCTGTTTTCTAATTTGATTCATCTTCCATATTAAGAGAGTCATATTGAATCTCTTGAGACAATCCATTGTAGAAATCATCAAAAGAACCTCCGTTTTTAACATAATTGTCAAGCTGTTCAACTCTAGGATCTGAGTAAGAAGGTTTGCTATTTTGAGCAACTACATCACTCATATAATCTATAATTCCTTGAACAGTATTAGGTTTTTCATCGTCTTCTACATCCCAATGCATAGCTTCAGCGAAGGCGTCAAAGAAAGCAGTTACTTGTTCTGCTTCATTAGGATCATGAATATCGTCATCATCCACATCATTACTATCATTGTTGTCATTATTGTCATCAGATGAATTGTTGTTATTTAATATATTATCAGGTATGTCTGATTTATCATCAAACTTATCTGTATCACTATTACCCTCAGACGGTTTATCGTCTGGATTGTTTATTTTATCGACATCATTTATAATAGTGTCATTGACCATATCATTCATGTCAGTAACTGCATTGCTATCAGGTTCCTGGTCACTAAATCCTGCCGCCCTGAGAGCGTCTTCTATTATATTTGGTTCATTTTTTGTTTTAGCCATAATTAAATTAATTTAATTAATGTTGTTATATTTATTACAGTTTATTCTGTTAAATTGTTTGTTACTACAATTGTGTATCATTGAACATTGGCATTGAAAGCTTATCATCCATTAGCATCTTTATATCAGGAAGATTTACTGTAGATTTAAGTCTGCCATATATGTCTTGATCTCTACTTATAGGAGCTGCTAATTGTGGACCATTACCTATGCCGTAATTAACTGATTGCACAGGAGCTATGTAAGGAGTAGTTTCATTGCCAATTATAGGATATATTGGTACTTGTGCTGGTGTTTGTTTCTTATACATATCTGGATTAAATGATACTGGTATACCAGCCTTTCTTGCGTTCTTAATAAAACTATCCACTGTGCGCATATTATTTAAACTATTAGCATAATGTTCAAGTGAATCTTCGTAATATCCTCCATTTTTAAGTATAGCTGCATACGTATTTGGAGAAGCTGCTTTAAATATGCCTCTATATCTTCCATTATTAAGTACATTAATGTAATCTCTAATAAAAGCTTTGTTGTCTTTATATGATCTATATACTTTATCAGATTTCTTTATACCAGCATAATTACGATTACGTCTAGCAAGATTGCTTCCACCCCAATCTGATTCATGTACTAACTGTTTAACCATATTATTTACAGCATCAGTAGGTAATTTCATTTCTTCAAGTGTATTATATAAATCATAATACATTCCTCTTACAAATTTCTCTTTACTTCCTAATACTGGTGTTGCTGCTTTGCCGTCCGTATATCCAGGAACGCTTTTACCTATATTAGCATACAACACGCCATTAGTAGGAGTATCATTCATTGCCACGTTCTTAAGAGCATTCTTTATATGGTTAACACTATCTGTATCATGGATATCTTCTCCTTTAATATAACCAGTCTACAAAGCATCTATAGCTTGTCTTATTTGATCTTCCGACATACTATCTATATACTTGTCCAAATCATCACCGATCTTCATACCAGAATCTTGATGTATTCTATTTCTTAGACTTGTATTAACAGCACGCATTTCTTTCACAGGATATGAATCAGCTGGAGTATTTCTCATAATAATTGGATACGCAGATTTAAGATCATTAACATCTTGAATACCACCTAATGTATTCGGATTTGAAAGATCTAAACGCTCATCCATAGCATGTCCATATTCATGAGCTATTGTGTCGATAGAAGGATTAGCTACGCTTATAGTACCATACTTAGAATTATATCTAGCATCTACGTTAGTACCAAGATTGGTTCCTGGTATCATATTAGTGGTAGCATATACTCCTGTTACATTCTATGGTGTAGCTTGCGGATGCCTTTTCTATGCACGCTGTTGAAAATCTCTCAAAAAGAATGTACGATTATTATTCTTATACTGTGTAAATTGGTTTGGCTTCATTCCACCATTATCTATATTATATTGTACTTCTTTTTGCATAGATCCTGTGTTGGGCCACATAGTATAATCATCAGTACCTTCATCAAAACTATCTAAGTAATTATTTAACTCCTGTTCTTCTTCATCAGTAAGTCTATCCTATGGCTTATATTCTAAAGGTCTTCCAACAATATCCCAGTATGATTCTCCGTTCTTCCAACGTTCAAATCGTTCTTTAAATTTATTGTCGTTCTTCATTATTATATTGATTAAATATATTATATGCGCCAAGCCCGTCATCTATTATTTCATAACTATTAGAAAGGATTCTAGCTGCATCTAATGGTATATCATATTTCTTTGGTAATAAATTTGCAGTACCAATCATTCCTGCGACTCCAAGTCCAGCTTGGCCTGCATTGATAGCAGCTTTACCATAATTGCCGTCCATACCATTACTAACTGACTAACCTATATCGATAAATGCACTTGCCCCATCTAATAGTAATTGCTCTTTCGTATTATTTAAAGCAGTCATATTTTTTAATTTTCTATAAATATTAATGCCATCTAACGATAAAGATCCCCCAGCCAACATCGTTGGCACAACATATGGAAGCAATTTGAATAAATATCTGTACATTCTTGCATTATCATATGTATCTTTCTGTGATTGTACAGCAGCATCAGCTACGGCCTATCCTGTAGCTATATCAGTTTTTACTCCTTGCTCCAGCGTATTCATAGCTCTTCTATATGAATCGAACTGCCTAGATGCAGCTTCTTGTCTACTCTATCTTTTTAGAGAAGCTTCTCTTTTTTGCTACTTTTTATACTCTTGCATCTACTGCTGATAATGTTTCATTTTTACATCATAATCATGAATTCTTAACCAATCTTGATCAGAAATAGAATCCATATTCTATTTTGAAGGCCTTGGTACTGGTCTTGGGCGTACTGGCTTTGTTAATTGTGTGTTTTGTTGTTTGCGTTATCAGGTTTACCAATATTAAACTTTGGATAACCAGGAAGCATCATTACATTATTTATTTCTGCGTTATTTAAATAATTACGTGTACGATCTAAAGAAAATCCAGGAGTCCACATTCTGTCACCAATATAATACTATTCATATTGTGTATTTCCTCTATGATCTTGATATGGTTTAACCCACACTCCACCTTTTATACCAGTAGGATTGAATTGTGATCTTTTTCCAGAATATATAGAATCGGTAGAAAACGTAGGATGAAAAGCTGTCTTAAATTCATCGCTAAAATGTCCTTCGTGTTTTGTATCAGAATTACCATATTTATTGTACATAGCTCTGTAATTATATGTATTGTCGTTTAACATTTCTAACAACGCAGCATCTGTAGACGGATATTTCCATTGTTTTGCTTTATTTGCTGCTAACTTTTCCATATAATTATAATACTGATCATTTAATATTTCTCCATCCATTGTTATTTACTGTTTTTTTTCTACAATATATGTTTTAAAACAGGATGAGTTACTGCCGCTCCACCTATAGTTTTATATGTATATTTTATACGTTTAGCTTTTTTCTAAGCATCTTCATACTACGTTTTTGCCTCTAATTTTTTAAACCTATTTCTATCAAGCAAATCTTCAACATTCTAATATCTATCCTTAGATGCCTAATATTTATTGTATAACTTAGTAGATCTTTTACCTGCCCTTCTTGTTAATTTAGCCATTTTTTTCTATTTTAATTCTGAATCCGAAAGTCTTTGTATTTCACGAGCTCTAGCTTCTTTATATTGCTTAAATAGTTTAGCTAATTCTTTCATTCTATTTTTATAATCAACAGGTTCTAAATATCTAATATTATTGCTAAGTTGTTTAATTTTATCAGCAACTATTTCGGCTTCTCTTGGAGAATAACTTAATTGATAATCATTAAATTTATTATAACGTGGTTTTAAAGGTACAGTACCAAATTTAAATTGTGACCGGTTTAAACTTTGTATAATTTTTCCAATAGTTTTTCTATCACCACTAGCAGATTGTAACAGTTGTATATATTTATTGTAATCGTCAATAAATCCCAAACTCGTCAATAATTTATTAGATTCGGCATCTGTAAGGTTAACAGTATATCCACCACGATAACTATCGTGTAATTTATTAATAAACTAAGTACCTATTTCAGGATCTTTACTATTTACTTCAAGACCATATCCTACAGGGTTTCTACTAAAAGAACCAGCATATGCTCCAGGTTTAATTTTTTCTGTTAATGAAAATGGTATATCATTCTATTCACTAGCAGAATAAGCTTTCTCTGCAGAATTCATATCATAAGAATATGAATTATCCGCATTTTTAACAGGATTTAAATTAACACGTGGAACAGATTTATATTCATTATAATCTAGTAATCTATTTAACTAATTCATGTAATCGTCGAGCGAATTTATTTGCTCTGGGTGATATGTAATAGGTATTTGTTTTGCAGAAATTACATCTCCATATCCAACTACACTTTGTCCTATCTAGTTATTCAATCCAGCACCTCTAGTAGAACCACCTCCAAATTGTCCACTTCCTGTAATAGATTCTAATATCTAATCTCTTGCTGGTTTACCATCAACTGTTTTCTCAAAAAAACGACTGCTACTAATTCGTCTATATAATGTAGAAATATATTTGTCTACTTCATCAAATGCATTTTGCATTACACCAACATCGCTAGCAAATTCATCTGCTTGATCTTTACTTAAACTAAAGAACTTCTATAAAAATTTGCTATTTGCTTCTGCGTTATCAAACTTGATGTTTGGATATAAATCACGTCCTCTAACAAAACCATTTATTCCTGATGCTGCAGTATCATATATACTTTGCGATAACTATTTTTGTATTTCAGGATCATGATTAAACAGCATTGAAAAATGTCTTTGTATAGCCTTATTTTTATCCATACCAACAAGATCAGAACGTAAATGTCTTCCCATAGATTGAGGATTTGTTCTCAATTCTTTTAACAAATCTTCTGCAGAAATCGGTAATGGTATATTAGATAAAGGTTGAGACATTTGCTTATCAAAAATCAAACTGTTTTTCCATTTACTATAATCTTCTGGATGTAGCGCTTTGTATATCTAATGCGCAATTGTACCAGTTGCATTTCCATTCGCATCTTGTTGTATTATATTTATTTCAGTATCTCCATGCGGCGAAGACGGATTTCTAAATGTATATTTAGATGTGCCTTGAACTCCTCCAGTAGCATTAAAACCTCCATCAGGTTGAAAATCTATTCGTTTCTAAAGATTTTGTAATCTTCCAGATGTCGTATATATTTCAGTATCTTGTGCACCTTTTAAAGTACCGTTTTCAAATGTTGCTGGGAAACTTCTATTAGCATAATGTACAACAGATCCTGCAACTACACCATCATCTCCCATTTGACGATTGACAGCATCCATATAGCGTTTATAAGCATTTGCGTAGTCTTTAAAGTCGCCATGATATATAATGCCACTATGTCCAGATTCAATTCCAGACATTTTAAATATAGGAGTACCATGTTGTCCATTTTTAATATATATACAATTAATACCACTTGGTACGTATTTATTTTTCATTGATGAATATGTACCATTAGCAGTTGTACTGTTGCCCAACTGATCTGTAAATGATACAGAAAACGGAGACTCAGATGATCCTTTTTCTAATATATATGGTTCATTTAACTCGATTTTCCCCGCATCAATAAAAGGATGTTGATAAAAATTTCTACGACTTGCATAAAATGAATTAGATCGTTTTAAATAACCAGTTGGCGTATTATAACCTTTTTTATAGTATACAGCAGAACCATTACGACAAATCTCATCCGCATCATTATATTCAGAAAACAGTCTTTGCTGTTTAGCTTCTATATCACTTAATACATTATTTATTCTTTGTTCTTTGTTAGCGTAATATTCAAAATGACTTTGCTTTTGAGCAAGTTTTAATGTTTTATCTATATTGTTATCTATAAATTTAATACCTTTTCCTAACCTATGTACAGTTTTTCCAACTAATCCTGGCCCAAATAAATCAATAACTCCGTTAGCAAGACCTACACCATTTTGATCATTAGGAGTAAATTCTCCTACGCCTTTATTAGGTTCCATCAATGACCCATAACCATTATATCCACGTAATAACCTACCTAAAGATCCTACTAAATGACTAGGTGTCTAGAATACACTACCTGCAACATTTCCAAACGTTTCAGTAGCTTTATCCGCCTATAAATCTTTATATTTCTGATCATAATATTTCTGGTCACGTTCTTGTTCAGCTGCAGTTCTAGTATCTACTCTCTATTGTAACTATGCTTTATTTATAGGAGTTTCTGCAACAGTAGTTCCTCCTTTTCCATCAGGTATTCTTTGTAATTTATAACCAGAATGTGCTACACGTTTAACAGGCTGTACGTATCTTATTCTTTTTACAGAAGTTGTTTGTTCAGCTTTTTGAGTTGTTGTAGTACCATCAGTATTTATAGTAACATAATTACCATTGATGTCTCTTGTGCTATATTTAGGTTTTCTTATCTTTACTCTACTTACCATCACCGTTCTCCAACTACTTTATTACGTAACTATGTTTTTGATTTTAATCGCTCCCTTTCCATAGCAGCATCATCTTTCTATTTCTGTAAAGATGTTTCATGCTTCATTTTTTCACGTTCTAATGCTAATTTGGATCTTTCTATTTCATTCTTTTGCTTAGCTTCATAACGTTTAGTATAAGCATCTTCACGTATCTTCATCTATGCTGTAGCATCTTTAGCTATTTCCATAGGATCAGGTATACCGTTTTCATTAACATCTTTATTCTCAGAACCACGATAAGAACTTATTTCAGCTACAGTAACCTTAGTCATATTATCTTGATCAATCTTATATCTATCAAGATCCATTTGAGCTTCTTGTAACATAAGTTCTTGCTGTTTAGCTTCATTCTGCATCTATTGCAACTGTTGTTGTTGCTGAGCTTCTTGTTCTTGCTGTTGCTGCTGTAATTGTTCTTGTCTAGTCTACATATCCTTAAGTTTCTGTTTAAGTAAATTAAAGTTATTAGTAGTAAGAACTTCAGCTGCTTCAAGTAATGATGCTCCGTTCTGCATAGCTGGTTGTATAAGCTATTGCAGTTTATTGATATTCTCAAGATCTTTAGAAGTGTCACTTACAAACACATCCATGTCTTCATAATAGAATTTAGGTTCTATGTTTAAGAAAGCTCTTTCTCCATTATCAAAGATGTATTGTAATTTCTTCTTACCAGTATCTTGCCATACTCCTTTAGCAGTATTAAGTAGCATATTAAGTACATTACGTTTACATTGATTATGTACCCAGAATAAAGGTTCAGTAATATGTGATGATTGTAATACACTACGTTCCACATTACCTACTAATTCTGATGTACTAATAGCTCCTTGACGTTGTTCAGTAATACCTGATATAGTACCTGCTAATTGTTCTATCTTATCCATAAGTTGTATATACTCTGATATAACATTACTCATAGTAAGATCCATAGATTGGAATTGATTAAACTGTGCAGGTCTGCCGTTTATACCACCTTCACTGCTTTCGTAAGGATTTATAAACGATACTCCTACACTTGATAAGTAATGCATCCAACGTTGTACATCTATACCCATAGATTTAGGTATCTATGTAACATCCATTAACATTACCTTTCCTTTATCTCTTGCAATGGCTAATTCAAGTCTATACCATAATACAATATACATATATTGTAATGGTTTAAGTATACTTACAAGAGATCTAGGAGAACTATTGGTGTTACTATAAATAGCACCACAATAAGGCAATTTCTAACTATTAGGATTATCTATACTAACATGCTGATATTCTATAGGTTGAATACCAAAGTATAAGTCTGTTCCAGCTCTATAACCTTCCCAAACTTCAATTATCCAGTCAGGTTCAACAGACAATTCCGTACCTACTGGTTTATAAGATTCGTCAACTATGTCAACATTTACTTGACCTGACTCATCTTGTGTAGTAACATAAAATATCTTTTTAAAAGACTTCCAACAACAATGCCATACGTTAACATGTGCTCTAGCATAATCGTCAGAAAACGGATTATCATAATTTCTCCAAACTATTTTATTGAAATCATCTAATGGTTGATGCTCTCCATAATTAGTAGCAGGTACTGCATTAACCATTTCCGTAAGTCTATTTAAATCTTTTTCGCTCAACTTATCATAATATCTATCATATATCTCAGTAATAGACATTCTCATTTTACGACAACACCAAGCCCCATCTTCTACGAACTCCAAGCCTGGACTTTTGTCAAATGAGAATTCCATAGGATTGACTCTTTCAACATAAGGTTCCGAATTAAGTACACCTACATAATAGAATTCCATTCCAGCTATAAGTGCATCTTTCCATCCTTTTATGAATTCATTATCTATTCCTAGTTTTTCTCTAAGATAACACAATGTATGATAAGCAGTATTCTCAATTACGTCTTTATAATCTTTATCCATATAATTAGCTATAGCTTCTGGAGGCATTATTTCTCCATTCTATAACTATTGCTAGAACTACTGTGCTTCTTCATCTCCCATTCTAGAAGTAATCTAAGCCATTATATATTGCATGAGTAGTTCTTTTTGTTTATCCATTAACTCTGAAGTAGCCTCTTGTGAAGTACGTACTACTTTAAAATTTAATGGTCGTTTAGTTTCCTCACCTATGAGCAAATCTATCTTAGGACGTACTATATTAAAATCCTAAGGAGTTGCTGGAAATCCATCTTTAACATGAAAAGGATTTGTTATTCTCTAAAAGTCCTTCTCATTAAACTTACTATTATAAAGATCGTAGTAGGTTTGTAACTCTCCAAAGTGCGTTACATTTTGTCCGCCAGAAGTTATATTACCCTCACCTATAATATAGTTTAAACAATCATGTTGCCATTTTTCATTCTTCTATTTAAGGGTAAGCTTCTGTTGAGGAAATGTTGAATTATATATATTATCTTGTGCCATATTTAAACATAAAATGTCGGTATGTCATCTTTTGTGCCTACATCATCCTCAGTTTGCCACCACTAGGCACTGAAGAGTGGCATGTCAAAGAGTTCAACCTTTTTATTTTGTTCTTTAGCGTCCTTAACTCTTACTTGATATAATTCTTCTCTATAAATCATTACCATACATAGAGCAATAACACGGTCTACATTTCGTACACCATTGTTCATTATTAACTCTTCAAGTAAAGGTTCGCTATATATTCTTTCTAGATTAGGATGTCCTGGCTCATATTCTTCTTCAAGCCATTCTTTTATTAATCCTTCTCCGTATTGTCTAATAGATTTAGTCATATGACAGCCTTTACGTCTTTGTACTTTACTGTCTTTAAATACTTCTGATATTATTTTATCTGGTTGATCTGCTAATAAGTAATCACAATGCTTGTTAGTAAAGTATGGGTATATACCTTTACGTTCATTCTCAAATAGTAATTTAGCGTTGTAGAATACAAGCAACTTACGTACATTCTCATAGTATTCTTCTGCTGTATCAGGTCTTCCAGAATACTCTGCTACTATAACATCATTCCAAGCTTCACCTGCTTTATATCGTTTATATATAAAAGTAGAACCTAATGAATTAGTAAAACTATCGTCATGATCATATGGGTCGCAATTGTGTGTAAGTATATTTCTACACATAAAAGTATGAGTAGCACATTCAAAATTATACACAATTCCAGTATACAACGACTGTTTTATTTCTTTTATCTTAAAATAAATATAATCTCCAATACACATACAATTTTTGTTTGTATTTCGTATATTATCACTTATATTTATTCTTTGTAATTTTTCATCAGAAAAATCAATTATACCTAGCAGCATTTTAGACAATGCACATGAATTACTATACGATAATCTTAAATGATAAGTTTCTTTTTGATTAATTGTTCTACCTAATAATTTAGCTTGTTTTGCGTCACGTAATTTAGTAATACCACCTACTATATTTAAAGCAAAACACATGTCTTGAATATCTTCAAGTAATCCTAAATTTATACTTACAAATTCTATTGTTGTACTTTTATTTTTGTTGTTTATACATACAGCACCGTCTGAATCTAAATAACCATGTATTAATTGTAGTTTATATCTATCTGATATACGTTTAATATTATCAGGTATATGTTTACCATAAGCGTATTTCCCAAATGTATTTGTCAACCAATTACAAACTTCTTTACTTGTGAAATTTACTTCCAATGTATTTTTTCTAAATCGTTCATAATATCTTATGCCATTTTTTATAAGAAAATCATGGTATTTATCATAAAACGTATTCTACTTTGCATCAAATGCTATAGATATAGAATGTTTCTTTTCATCTACCCATCCATCACCTAACCACAGTCCAACAAACCACCAAAAATACTCATCTTTTATCGGTGTATCTATGTAAGTATTAGTATTAGCATATTTATTTATTACTTTAGCGTATTGTCCTACAAATACTTCTTTAGCTTTAATAAACTATCCATCACATCCATAATTATTAGATACATATAATGGATGTTCTCCAGTAAATGTAGTAGTTCTATATGTATTCGATAATTTTACTGTATATATAGGTTCGTCAACTTTTATATATCTTTGTAGATTATATATGTCTACAAATTCACCGTCTTTACTTATAAGTTTATCATCTAACGTTACGTCTTCCACATTAACCAGACCACGCTACGTATAAACTTTTTCTCCAGGTGTCAAACATCCACTGATATATAATCCATAAGGAGGATCGTTTATAGGATACTCCCAGATTACTACAGAGCCGTGCGGTTTTTTATCTTTAGGTAATGGATATTCAGTAATATCTCCTTGTTTCTTCTCAGTAGCTATTACTTTACCATTTCCATCCCAAGATAAGTCGACGATGTGTTTCATATTCTAAAGCTTAGTATTAGTACGTATACGGGATAATTGCTACATAAGTAACTTCTTAGGAAATATATTACCTCCTATTTCAAGTATAGATTCCTAAGGTGTTAATGGATTCTCAGCTACATATCTATCTATTACTACTTCTTCTGATGCTCCATCACGTACTTTATTACGTTGTTCCATACAGAATTCTGTAGCTTTAATACGTAACGAATTGCCATCTTTATCCATACATATACGTTCTCGTGTCTTAGGATCTATAGCTGTTACATTAGACCACGCTGGACAGAAGAACCCACATTTCTAATCTATTGCTTTCTCATCCCATATATTAGTATAACTAGCTATATTGTAGCCATCAGGATGATAAAACATTTCTTTAAGTCCTTCAAAGTCAGCACCAACGCTACCACCAGTACCAAATGCCATCATTAAACCATAAGCATTACCACCAGTATCCTCAACTGAAGGACGTGCTATTTGCCATGCTTGAAGTATATCTTTAAATTTACCAGCCTCTTCCCATAGTATTAATCTACCACGAATACCACGTACACGATCAGGGTTATTCTTAGTAGTAATTCCTATTATACTTGACTTATAACCGTCTTCTACTTGCTTACCAAATTCATCTGTTACTTTAAAACCAGATGTACGTTTTAATTTAGTATCTACTAATCGTTGTTTAGCCCATGCTGTATGCTTATCTATAAAGTCCATACCAGCCCAAGCTTTTGTTAATAAACCATCATTAGTAAGATATGACTATTCTGATGCTACTGCGAAATTCTATGATGCAGGTATTAGTTCATAATTACGCACTAACATTGATGCTGCTTTATAACTATAACCTCTACCACGTGCTTTTAATACACACATATGCTAACCGTTATCTTCAGCATCATCTACACCATCAAAGAAATATGCATCATAATCATAAAAATCTGCAAACTCCATGGAGCGTACAAACCTTTTTCTTTTATTTCCAAATCTATCAGTATATTCTTCTTCTACTAATCGTAGAATAGGAAAGTAGTTTAAATAGAAGTAATGATAACCAGATATACTTTCTCCATCTGGAGCAACATATCCTCTTAAGCACCTTTCTGTTTCTCTATCCCAATATTGTATATAATCAGTAGTTCCTCTAGGTGCTGTAGTATATTCACCATGCTGTTGGAAGAATATAGCTGCTTGCCTAAACTTATCGACATCATGGTACTTCTTATTAAAATCTACCATATATTATTATTTTGCGACTTCGTAAAGACCAATTGTACCACCGCCCTTTACTCGTCCTGTTTCTAACTGCTCTGCTTTAGCCTATTTCATAGCAATATCCAAAGATTTAACTATATTACCAACATCCTTGAGTATTCGTGTAATTTTCATAGATGTATCTAGATCTACTTCTTCACCACACAAATTATTCAAGGATTTAGTAATACATTCAGCGGCATGCTAAGAGGCACCTAATAACCTAGTACCAGGCGTCTCCTAGAACTCATTAAACCGCTTTATTAATTCTTTAATATCAGCAGAGTATTCATAATTATCTAAACCAAATACATCTTTAGCTACCCGCTAAGATCTTTCGTTCTCAGGATACGCTTCATATGGAGTATTCCATTTATATCTCCATATAATATATTCTATTTCTTTTAATGCTTTATTTTTATCTTTAGCATTATTATAATAATCCTTAAAAGGAGGTATAGCTAAATCATCAGTATTTAGTGTTATTTTACTACCCCTTATATCAAACATATTATAAAATATTAACAAGTTTAGCTCCGACTACTTTATATACTTTATTTCCAATTCTAATCATTGTTGGTAATGTATATTGATACCCAATATCAATAGGAGAATAGTATTTTGTCTATGTAATGCCGTTATTCGTATACGTATATTTACACGCAAGTAATTCATCTGCAACTTTCCAAGTTGAACTAGCACCGCTTATACTTTCTATGTGTAACGGTACTAATACTAAATTAGACATAGAAGCTGGAGCAGTGCCTACAGTTAATGTACCTCTAGTAAAGTTGCTGTATGTTTCATCAGCTAACTTATAAAATATATTATTTACATAAGATTTAACAGAAGATATATTACTATTTAGTTCTTCACTAAATATTGCATAATTGCCATCTTGATTGGTTATCTGTTCTGGACCGTATGTCATATTAATCTCATTATTCTGATCATAACATATAATAGCTCCAGTTTCTACATCAAATGTTATAGAATAACCATTGTCTGTCTCAGCAGTAATATTACCTTTATTATCCAATGTCTAATTAGTGCCTTTTATGGTCAATGCAGGAGATGCCATATAACCTTCACCGCCACCATTATCAGCAATTTCATTACCTTGTGTAAGCACTAATGGAAGCTTTAATTTTGCTGAAGATATTGAATGGTCTTTTATATTGTTTTCTGATATAAGATTACTAGTAGTAGTTATTTTGTTTTTAATCTGTGTAGTTAATGTTTTTACGCCAGAATTATCTAAATACTTTGCCATATCGTATATTATTTATTATGCCCAACCAGCGGTTACCTGACTTATAATTTCCTAATCAGAAAGCTTAGTTATACTAGAAACATTACTAGATATATTAGTTATATCCTATGTAGCTTTATTCAACTGTGTTACCTGTGCAGTGGTCATTACACCAGCTTTATCTTTAGTGGCAGCATCGATTGTAAACTAAGCATTAGCGGTTTGTCCAGTGCTTATCATAGCGGTACTATAAACAACCTTAACCGCATCTGTAGTTGCTGTAGAATCGCTAATACCAGTTACTGAAATGATACTGGGTAATGTTACTGAAGGTGATATTTCCACAATGGATATTTTTCCGCTAGTATCAGAAGTTACTTTGAATATTTTGTTAGAGCTATTAGAAACACATATAGAAGACAAAAGTAAGTCACTATATGGTGAACTTAATCCATAGTATTTATCTGATGCTTTTACGGCAAACTTTTTATTTACATTATCCCAGAATAAATTATCTCTTGAAATATATGTATCAGCAGGAGTTATTTCGGACGTAAGTGTAATGTTATCTTGTGTACTAAAATAGTATGTAAGACCAAAAAGTCCTCCATTTGACAACTTATTGAAATTATCGACACTATCTTTGTCGTCTTTACTCATCAAACCAGCACTAGTACTACTAGCTTCTGGTAATACAACATTAGTATTAGTACCTTTACTATTAGGGAATGACAATGTTCTAGAAGAAGCAGTGTATGCAGCACCACTAGCTTTCAGATAACCATTAGTTGTGAGTGTATCTGTAACACCTTTAGCAGCTTCCGCAGTAGTTTTAGCACTATTAGCGGTACTCTGAGCGTTAGCAGCAGCTGTGGCTGCATTTGCAGCTTTAGCATCAGTTGTTTTTAATGCAGTAACAGTAGCTAATGAATCAACCCATGTCTTATTGAGGGTCATTTCACCATTGTCCCAAATATCATCTACGTTAGTTTTGGATAGACTAAAATATGTTGAATTGAATACTAAGTTTAAATCATGATATTCCGATATTGGATCAATGACATCAATAACGGTAAACGAGGCATCAATGTCTGCAGTAGATTTTCCAACACAAATATTAATACCTGGAAAATATTTATTATTTAACGTTACATATTTATTATATCCATCAATAGTAGCATCTTCTGAATTATTCTGTATGATTATGCCGTTTATAAAACCAATTTTATCGACAGAATTACTATTATGATTAAACTATAATACAGTATCTATATTATTTGAAAGATCAACGACAGAAGTTGAAGTAATAGCGCTATCAACAATAGCTTTATCACTATTGCTCATCAAACCTACAGTAGTAGTAGTAGCAACTGGTAAATCATAAGACTATGTGTTTTTATCGCCATCTGTACTATAATGATCAAACGTGTATGTAAGTTTATTACTTTTTTCAGTAGGACTTGTCCACACTACATTCGTTACTATTGGAGCATCTGATGCATTGATCGCAGCAAGCTGAGTAGTATTAATAGTACCAAGTGTATTATTAATAGTACCAATCTGTGAAGTATGAGTACCTGTAGTAGTCTGAAGTGTTTTAATGTTACCCTCAGCAGTACTTACTCTACCTTCAAGTGCTGTCAAACTACCTGCAGTAGTATTATTATCTTTTACCTGTTCCCAACCTGCAGCAGCACCATGGTTAGACCAATCTTTAAGACGCCATTCACCATTCTTAGTGGTATCAGCAGTATTATTTGTTACACGCCATACCTGACCAATAGCATCATTATTAGTATTATTGCCACTATGTGACAGAATATAAGCCTTTATATTATACAAGTCAGCAACAGTAGGTACTGACCTAAAACCTGCTATATCAGTAGCAAACGCAGCAGCGTAGTTAGCTTCATTTCCAATTATTGGAGAACCTAACGATAAACCTTTTAAAGCCATAAATTAAACCTCCTATAAATTAAAAATTAAACTTCAACGTTGTTGTAGCACCAACACCAAACGGTGTAGCATTTGTACTACGATATACATAATAATCCTGCTTATAACCAGTTTCATCACTAGTATGACTTACTGTAAGCAATGTGAACGCAGATGTCTTAATATTTACTGCGCCGAGGTTAATCTCTTTCAACTCACCCCAAGACTTAGGATAAGCATATACTACATACTGATTAGCAGGTACTGTAAATGAAATCTCACGATTAGCTTTACTATATAAGCCATTAGCAAGTTTCTTCAAATCTGCATCAGTTGTTCCAGCAGTGTTACCTGCATAAGTACGGTATTTAATACCATAATAAACATTAGCAGTTTTTGTATCATTCTGACCCGAAGCCCATTTTACGTCGCTACCACTTACAACAAGACCTTCTTTAGGAGCACTAAGTGTAACAGTAGCCATTGTTTGAGCAGTAGTAGGAGCAGATGTTTTATCTGCTGTATAAGTAGAAGAAGCTGTACCGCTAGCCAATACTGTTGTACCCCATGAACCACTTGTAACAGTAACAGGTTTCTGAGCATCAGTCTTAGTATACTTATATGTACCAGCCCATTTTACATGAAAACCGTATTCAAGTTCAAGTGAATTATTTGCAGATGTACCAGCAGTAGAAGACGTAACAGCAGCACCAGCACCATTATCTTTATACCATGTAAATGTACCTGTAATCACAGGAGCAGGAACTTCTCTATTTCCCTTCTTTATAGCATCGATTGCGGAAGCATTAGCAGCACCTTTATTTCCAGCATAAGCAGTAGAGCTTGTTTCACCAAGAGTAATTGAAGGTGATATTTCAACAAGTGAACTGCCACCCCAACGATATACTTTATTATTACTAGTACATACGTAAATCTTATCTGCTTCAGGTTTAATACCACTAATACCATCTACAGTACCATATAATTCAGAATTGGTAAAGTTTGCATAATATAGGTATGGAGAAATTCCAGTATTACCATCTTTACTAGTAACCTCTGCTACAAAACGGTTTGCTGTAGTATCAAATACTACATTCCATACCATCGGAGCGGCAGCAGTACCAGTAGCAACCATTTTTCCTGTTACAATTGAGTTAAAATCCTTAATATCATCTACATATGACGGAAGCTGTGATGCAGGTACTTTACCATTCGTAAGAGTTGCATATGAACCCTTAGGTTGATACTTTGAAGCAGCATCATTGATAGCGGCCGTTTTAGCTGTATTAATATCACTAGTGACCTTTGTTTTTATTTGTGAGACCAGTGTTTTTACACCGGCTTCGTCTAAATATTTAGCCATTAAATAAAATTATTATTTCCATTCTATTGCAAATATATCCTATATTTCTTTTGTAAGTATAGGATTAAATTTATCACCAAGTGAAATCTTGTTTATAAGATCTACAGTAGCATTTGCATCAAGAATGGTGTTCTATTCATAACCGTTTTTAATATTACCTACTATAATATTGGAAATTACTTTAATTTTATCATTTTTATTCATGCCAAGATTTATTGGATTTTGACATGTACATTTTTTCATTCCTAACATTTTAAATGTATTTTTCCCAAGTTATAGTTATATTTTTATGATTAACATCAGATAACCATCTACAAAACTATATTCCTTCATATCCATCTATATCATTAGCTACATTCATAGCATACTAAATACACTTATCTTCTGTATCTATAAGTGACGGAAAGAAATCAGCATAACACATATTGGCAGTATATGTAATATCTCCAATAGTAGATGTACTTGGTATTGCATATCCAAGTCTATCTACGACAGATCTAACTTGTTCCGAATCCCAAGTATGAATTACATTATTACTGTTCTACATCATAGAAGATGCATACTATGCAAGTTCATTAGTAAAATGATATCCGTGTTTATCTATGTACTAAAGATATGATTCATTATTATTCTTAGTATCTTCAGTATGTTTAGTTACAATCATATATTTCATATTACTGTTTATTTAAGTTATTACTAAGTGTTTCTATCATATCTTTAATTTTAGAAATAGAATCTTCTATTTTTGAAAATCTTTGCTCATTTTCTTTCTTCTCCTTAAATACAGGATTTAGGTCAGCTAGTAATGTACTAGCTTTAGCCAATACATCTTTTTGATGATCTACGGTAGAAAGAACTTGTTCAGCAGCTGCTTTCATAGATTCTACTTCTTTTATTAGTCCATCTTTATCTGTGGACAAAACCAAATTACCAGCATAAGTTACATGTAAGTCTTCTGGTATAGTATAAGTAGCTGATTTATTATCAGCCTATATTGTAATATCAACGACCATTTTTGGTCCTTGATTTATCATAGTATTATCTAAACGTGGAAAACTTACTTGCGTAACTTTGCCAGTAATCAGTCGTACATCCTATTTATCTAATATATAAACAGGATAATTTTGTTTTAAATCCTTAAAATTCATAGGCATTAGTATTATGTATGATTGGTTGTGGGGACAAACCCCACAACCTTACATACAATTAATTACGCTGTCGTAGTTGTTGTAGTTTTAAGAGCTGCTATCAAAGTAGCATTCTGCTTCTACTGTGACAACTCAAGTCTAGCATCATTATACCTTTGCTGTAAATCAGTATTCCAATGATTATTCAGAGTATCAATGATACGCTGAGTATTAGCATTACCAGCCTGAATTATATTACATGTATCAGTAGCCATAGTATAACCAATGTTGGCAAATCCACGCTCAACACCAGTATTAGTATAACTAAAGCCTGTCTGCATACCATTAATAATATCCTTCTGGCCAAGCTGATTTTCATAACCCATCTTGATGATATTTTGCTGGGTTTGGCAGCAGCAATTCTGCAATGCAGAAGTAAGATTTGCATCACCCAGATTGATAGCATTGATAACCTTTTCAGCTGAATATCCAACCTGTCCAGCTACTTCCTGTATCCCAGAACGTACTGCACAAATAGAATTATTCAACGTATTAAAGTCGCAATTCAGATTACTAGCTAACTAACCAATAGCAACGTTATTACCTTTTACAGCATCCATTAGAAGATTACTGTTTTGATTATCAGCCATCTGATTACGAAGAGAATCGAATTGACAAGTATTACCACAACCGTTATCATTACCCCACATCCTGTTTGCAAACATCATCCAAACGAGATAAATAACATTTTGTTACAATTATACCGTTTCCGTATAATCTCATTACATTACTGCAATGTTCAGACTATATCATACTCTATAAAAAGAGCCTGTGCGCTTCGATCTCACTTGAGACCTACTCTACTCGCTTCTTCAGTCATATGACTTATGCTTTCGATAGTCGTTGCTCCTTCCTTAAAACAAGGCTTGGATCAGGATTGTCCTATTAGGAGTTCCCCTGAATTCACACAGTTTTAAATCCGCTTATTTCTAGTAAAATAAAAACCTTTGTATTTTATATTTTTACGTATAGCATGTAATATTGAACTTGGTCTAGAATTCATTGCTTTTGCTGCAAACCCAGACCCTTCATATTCAGCAACAAGATTTCCATTATCGTCATATTGATATATCAAACCCTTGTATACAGGAGACAATTTGCCACTTTTCCCGTACATTGGATTATTTATACCTTCGTTACGCTTTCCTAAAACATCTATACGGTGTCTTTGATTCTATAAATTAGTACACCATTCTAAGTTTGACGCTTTGTTATTATCCTTATTTCCATCAATATGATTAACCTGGTTTTTATTAATCGGGTCATCATTATTACAAAAATAAGCAGCAACGATTCTATGTAATAGAAAATGTCTTGTTCCAAATAATAATGTTATTCTTACATGACAATATCCGTTCTTTTGATGTTTTATTTTTATAGGCGTCCCATTGTAGTATACTATACCTAAATTACTAACTGTATATTTACCGTTAGTACCATCTATAGTTTTTATTTCTTCTTTCATGATTTTTAAGTTAACGGATTGTTAGCCCAATTGTTCATACCGCCATTCATCATAGCAGCCATTGCCATAGGATCATTATTATTATGATTTGCCAAAGCTGCAACTAACGCGTCATTATCATGACCCGTACAATAAATTTTCTCTATACTATCCATAATCATAAGTTTTAAAGGATTAATAATAAATTAATTTTAATGCTAGTTTGACGTACTAGCAAACGTTATATTATGGAATTTGTGTAAGATTATACATACCGAGAGTAATTCCAACTCGATATCTATTCTCGCCATCTGTTACTATATCTTTTGCTTTAAGAGAATTACAAGTAAACTGACTATAATATTTGCCGCTTTTTTGAGCAACAAGAATTTTACCACCGTTAGATGTTGTATTTATAGACAACATTTCTGTCATTAACACAGGAGTGCTCAATCCAGAAGCTTCTATAGTAACATTATTTACAGTATTAAGTTTAACGTCATTGGTTCTATTGCCATTTGCGTCAAGATATTCAGTACCGTTCCAATAAGTAGGTCTCTGCAATGTCTTATTATAAAACATGTGTCCTAATTCTACATTAATAGGAGCTTTCTCATTAATAATACCATTAATGTAATATCCACCATTATAGTCAATGTAACTATAGTTAGGTACTGTTATTGTCTTACCATCAAGATCATATACATAACGCATTTCATATATCGTACTAGTATCGTTGATCATATTTTGTGTAAGTACATTCTTGTAACCTTCTACATTACTGCATGTTACAAAATTAGCAGCGATTCCACCTTCATCTGATATACTTACATAAAATTCGCAATCATTTGCGGCAGTACCTTTATTTATATGTAATGTATCACTAGAAACTTTAGTAATAGTAAATCCATCATCAGATGCAGCATAACCATCAAACGAATCATATATAGCTTGTGTTATTTCAGCTATGCTCATTGATGTTGTTATATCAGCAGTGGTAGTAGCTTCATTAACAAGTGCTTCTTCAAAATATAACTGTACTGTACAATCTACATTAGCTTTAGATATTACTTTAATTGTAGTAAACTTACCAGTAGATACTATATTTTTATCAAGTACTACACGTGCTCTTGTATTTACATCACCATTATACTCAAATTTACTAAAGTAATATTTATCGCCATTAGCATATATAGAGTTATTGCCATCCTCTTTAATAAAAGCAATTGCATCACCACGAAGATTTTTATTCTATATATCTTCTTTCAATGTACTCTCTGTTGAGTACGTTATGAATTTATTCTGTATCATCATTCAGTAGCATTAAGTTTCTTTTCTATCGCTGTTACACGTTTAAGTAAATCATTAGACATACTTGAAGTAGTATTAATATCTGTCTGTAAGGCAGCATCTAATTTATCTTTACTTATAGTGCCACTGATTATCTTAACACCAGGAACGGTATCTATTTTATTTGCAGTAACACATCCATCGGTAAGCATATCAGTAGTAACAATTATTTTATCTGTACCACCTTTAATAGATGCGATTATGTCTTTTACATCTTTAGCAAGAAGAACGTCATTATCTAAGAACTCTATTGTCTTAATATCTTCGCCATTTATCAGTTTACATACGTTCAATTGCTATGTGTTTGTAATTTTATTTCTTAACATATTATTATATTTGAATTGTATATATACAGTTAAAGGGGAAGCCACTAGGTGACACCCCCTTTCTAGGCTTTTATTACGTAATTATTTTGCCTACTCAGAGCCGTTTTCTTGCTCAGCCGCTGGATTTGTTGCGGTCTTACGAGAACGTCTTTTACGTTTTACATTAGTATTATCTGCATCATTAGCAGTCTCGTTAGATCCCGTTACTGCGCTAATATCTTCTTCTTTCTTATTGTCGGTAGAACCATAACCATTCTCACCACGATCTGAAGGAGTAAGCTCTTCAGCTTCTACAATATCACAGTGCATATATGGTACAATCACCAACTGTGCAAATTTATCACTTTGCTTATAAATAGCAGGTACTACATCTGTAGTAGCCTTCATTTTAGCCATAATTTCTCCTCTATAACCAGCGTCTATGGTTCCGATAGAGTTAGTAAGGGCAAGTGATTTTCTTGCAATACTTGAACGAGGAACTAGGAATCCAACATAGCCATTAGGTATTTCTACCGCAATGTCTGTGTGATACACCAATATCAATTGACCACACTCATTAAGCTCTGTTGTAATGTTTGTACATGTGAGGTCAAGTCCTGCGTCTCCTTCATGCGCATATGAAGGAATGACAGCGTTTTCTGAAAGTTTCTTTATTTTCAATTCCATTGTTTAGTATGTTTTATATTTAGTAGCCCATGTAGGTTTCGATCCCACTCCCTCAAGGTTCTTCCAACATCATGTTGCCATGACCATATTATTATGTTGTTGGCTGGACTTTGTCTTCACCATACTTTCGTTTAGGTGCCCCGTATAAAGTCTCTACACTCGGTATTTAAACCTAGCTCGGCGTTATCTACATGAGACGTTCACCGACTTAGCGGGGTGTTCATTTATCTGTTTCCAGATAAAGCTCCACCAAAGAGCTTGATGTGCTAGCCAGTACACCAATGGGCAATATATGTTTATTTAATCAGTAAACTAGCGAATGGTGCTAATATGTTGTACATAAACTCAACCTGATTAGGATAATTTAAATCTACATCTTTAGTATGACTACGAAGTATATGTAGATTATATAAAGCATTATGTACTTGCCATTCGTTTATAAGAGACTTATTAGTACGTCTCCATATGTTTGAATTTGTATTATCACTATGAATAGTATCAAGTACATTATTCATATCTTTCTTATGAATAAAACAAGAATCTTGTATATGCAAATTATTATTAGTAATATTATATATCATACTTTTCAATATAAAAATATTATCGAGAAGATACCTAAGGCTGATCTATCTTTTTACTTGCCTCAAACTCTATAATATTTGTTTAGCACTTTCTTAAGGTGCGTAGTCTAGTCATATTCCATACTAGACATGATTTAATTTATATAGTTATTGTACAGAAAGTTGGATTCAAACCAACATTTACTTAACGTATGTTTTATCAATTAAACTATTTCTGTAGTTTACGTGATGATCCCCACAATATAAATGATCAGTACGAAGAGGTAAAGAGGGATACCCTGCGTTGTTATCGGTTATATAGCGCACGTTCATTTGCTCCGTAATCATAAACATCACCACGTAAAGGACCTCATCAAGGAATCGAACCTTGCTATTGTGTCATTATATAGACTTGACTCCGCCAGATGTCTCATGAGGTCTAATTCATATTCACTTAGTTATTAGCACTTATTTTACAACCTAGCGCAAGGCGTATATTACTTTTTCTTAAAGATATTCTTAAATCTATTCCATGAACGCTTGAAGATATTTTCCTTCTTCGGTGTTTCAAAGAAATTCTTAAGTATATCAGCAGTATTATGAGCAGCTTGAGATACCATATCATCAAGTTCATATATAAATGTTTTATAACGGTATATTAAACATACTCGTTTAAAGATAACATCTACATCGTTTACAGTAAGCAGACCTTTATTAATAACGTCAATAAGTTTACCAAGAGCAAATTCAAATGCCACATCGTCAACAGTATCAATGCAATTAGTTTCTACGAATATAGGTGTTGCTTTAGTTGTATTTATATTCTTCTTAGTCATATTGTTTAGTATTTGGACTATAATCAGCCTATTTATTTTCTTTAAATCTTGTTTTTAATTTAAACTTAAATAACTCGTTTATTAGTATATCATGTGTATCTGTTTTATCCTACATTACTTGTTTTATGAAGTAGAACTAAAACATACATACTTGATGTACTATGTTGTAGTCTATATTTAACTTACGAGCTATTTGTCTACATGCTTTATCAAATTCCACTTGTATGTTCTACAGCAATTATATCAAACTGGCCAATAAGCATTGTATCTTTCACAAGATCAAAATATTTATTAGAGCGTCTGAATATTATCGTATCTCCTACAAATATTTCCATCGGTTTGTATGTGTCAGATGTAACATGATTGTTATATTCATGCGGAAGTTTAAGAACAATTCCTTTCTGGAAATCAGAATCAACTTCTTTAATCTCAGTTTTAGTATCACTGAAATCAGTTGCTTCAATTCCGTTATCGTCAATAGTTGTATCTTCACTGACAGGAACTGTGAATTCTTTCTTTATCTTCTCAACGGGAAGTGGTTTTACAAGGAATTCTCTATTGAATTCATAAGGAATCTTTTTAGCGATGTCCTGTGCTAATGTAGCTTGTTCTATCATTTTCTAAGCCCTTTCAGATAAGTTAACAATTTAATCATGTTGTTAAGAACAGTAACTTGCTCAGTTTTTACACAAGCTGGCTGATCTTTACAAATATCGTTTATATTTGAGAGGTCTTTTTCGTAAAGACTAAGAAGTCTATCAATTTCATCGAATACGTTGACAAACTTAACATCTGTAGTATTCTTAATTTTAACCTCCTCAAGGAATCCATCTTCTATCAATTCCTTGGCCTGGTCGTTTGAGATTGTAAATACCGAACTGTAAGTAGACCAAACGTTAGCATTATCACTATCTGAATGATGCTCACTGTTCATTTCGCTTACATACGATTTACCATCTTCGGAGAGCTTCATAGTATCACCAGGCTCCATCACAAAAAACGGTTTTACAACTTTCAATTCTTTCGTCATAGTAATTTATTTTTAGTTGATTATTTATCAATTGCGGCCTCTTAACGATATTTTGCATAGTGTCGGTTTCAAAGTGTCGAAAAAAATTAAAAAAATATTTTTTTGAAAAAAAAATTTAGTGAAAGTGCAACTTTTTTACGATTTTTACGTTAATGGGGAGTAAAAGGGGGTAAGGGGGTTATAAAGCTAATATAATCTTTCTCTCTTTGTAATATATATTTATATATATTATTTCTCTCTTTCTAATACACCATATATAGTATATTTAGTAAGACTATATATTTAGTAGAGAGTATATATTATATATACTATTAGTAAGACTATATAACTATACTAACATGAGTAATATAGAATTAAATGCTATACTATACTACGCTGATTACTTATCATTGCAGCATACAAGTATCCCACTAACAGATAGTCCTACTTACTATTTCATCTATAAATGCCCTATTAACGTAGCGTTTATTACTGACAGTAAACCAGTGTATGATCCTACTAACAAGTGGTTCATTAAAGCTAAAACTGATTATGATGCTATTAAAAACAAGTTTTCAGAAGATGCTGTTACTAGTTTTATTGAAGATATTTGTAATATACAAGCATGTGGAGTAGTAAACTGGAAAAGAATGTTGCAATACATCCATCAGTTTTCTTCTAATAAAGAAAGAAAACATGCGTTTGATACTTGTGAAGAATACTTAAAAACTAAACGATATAAACACGAAATTGTTGATGACAATGGAGACCCCAAAAAAGAAGAATGCAACAAATATGTCTACCACGCTGAAAACAGCAGCAAATGACGATAGATTTAAAAAAGCATGCGAAGTTATTAAACATGATCAACATGTAAGATTGATCAACGGATGGTATGATTATACTGGATTAAAAGATACAAAATGAAACAGATAGGTGGAGATCATTATAGTAAAAATAATATACAACCAATAGAGTATATTACTGCAAATAACCTAGGATTTTCCGAAGGAAATGTAATTAAATACGTTACTAGGTATAAATATAAAAATGGCTTAGAAGACCTTAAAAAGGCTTTATGGTATATTAATTATTTAATCGATAATTATGACAAAGAAAACAAAAAATCAAACTAAATTATACTCGTTTGATATCCCATTATATCCACGTAAATTATGGGTTGTAATAGGGGATGATTTTAAGGTCATATATGATAAATTTTTAAGATGCGGAAAATCATTAGATGTTCCTACTAATGTATTTGATGCGCTTACTTTAGGAAATATCAATGATGACAAAAGAGATGCTGGCATTATTATTTGGTTACCGATACTTAAAAACGTAACGCATGGTATAATAGCACATGAATCATTACATGCATTAGACTATGTTATGTATGATATACATGAAGATCCGCATGATTATGAAAATAATAACGAAAGAGACTGTTATTTGTTAGAATGGATTGTAGATACAGTTGAAAATTGTGTTACTAAATATAAGAAAAAATGAAGATAATTGAACAAACTGCAGAAATAGTAAATACAACACGTAACATGTTGAAAGACATAGAGTTAGCTGCTAGAGTATCATATAAAAGCGAAGATAAAATCACCGAAGATAGTGCTAAAACTATGGTTGAAAGACTTATAAAATTAGGTCATTTAGCACCGCTAGAATTTGGTACAATTTACTTAAAAATACCAGTTATTGAAGCTGCGGTGATCCTTATTTCAAAGAACGCAAATGGCAAATTTTCAGCACCTTATGTACATAAAACAAGAGTAAATGAAGTAAAAAATGGAATTACAACATCATATTTTTATGTTACTACTAATTATAGATTTATAATTGAAAATAAACTCGAAGAATTGTTAAAATATGAGTGTGAACCTACTGAACATCATGAACGTAGAATAACAGTAAAATTCACCACTAATCGTAGTGTATCACATGAATTAGTAAGACATAGAGTATTCTCATTCATGCAGGAATCACAACGGTTCTGTAACTACAATAAAGGTAAATTTAATAGTGAAATAACATATATAAAACCTACTTGGTTAGACATTCCCACTGGACAATATATTTACTTGGATGGTGATTGGTGTGATGTTGACAGGATGAAAATACAATATAATGCAGACGATAAAGGCACAATTAATGATTTCTTGTTTTTAATTAATAACGCTGAATCTACATATATGACTTTACTTGGTAAAGGATGGAAGCCCCAACAAGCAAGAACTATTCTCCCAAATGATACTAAAACTGAGATATATATGTGCGGATTCGAGAGCGATTGGAATCACTTCTTTGAACTACGTGATGTAGAGACAGTAGACCCAATGATGTATGATTTGGCACATAAATTACATGAACAATTTAATAATAAGTAATATGGAAATAATAGGTGGATTTGTATTAATAGCAGTAGGATTAGTATTAGGCTGTATACTAACTAAAGGTAACGATGAATATATAGATCATGAGTGACATAATAACATATGATAAAACAATAGGGATAGATAAAGATGGGTGGAGTATAACATAGCTAAGAGTAATAGATATATTACGCATACTAAATATCTCAACAGATAATATCCCAGAACAAACATTAGTAAAACATGTATATGTATCAAATATAATACCGGTAACAGATGCATATACTGACGATAAATCATTAATATTATATACTGAAGAATGATATTAGGAACACATAATAGTTGTACTTACGGGGAGCCAAAAGGGCTCCTTAGTAAGTTATTTAATAGGCTCTCTAAATGTCAAAATATGACAATAGGAGAACAATTAGCATATGGAGTGAGATACTTCGATATACGTATTAATAAAAAAGATAAATATATACATCATGGTATATGTACTTATAAAATACCGTATATGGATGTATTAGTATATTTAGATAAATACGCAGCTAATAGTAAAGAATTACTATATATATCATTGAATTACGAAAATACATATTTTGAGAAGAATTATGAACAATGGTTTAAAGATAAGTTTGAAGAACTAGAAGATAGATTCCATAATTTAGTATTTATAGGGGGGTACTGTAAACACCCATATAGAAAAATAATAAACACAACAGAATTGCTACCTATATATGAAAAATACTGGGAATTCTTTAATTACAAATATACTTCTAATACATTGTTTACTAATATACTTCATTTTAATCCTAAATACTGGGCTAAGAAAGATAATAATAGATATAAAGAAGAATGTAAAGACGGAGTATTAGTTCTAGATTACGTAGAACTATGATATAATCCCTGGGAGTAATCCTGGGGATTTTTTATTTTTTTAAAATTTTTATAGAGAGAAATAAAATATAATATATATGTGAAAGAAAGGAATACCATAGAAGGAGTTCCCCCGATGATATAACGGCCTGAATACCCCCCTGGTACTTCAAACCGAACCACGTCGTCTGTGACATACATTCGATAACTTAAATATTACAATTATGACACTAAATGATTTCCTTAAAACCAGAGAAGGTTTACAGTTTCTCATGTCACGGCCTTCGACCGTGATTGTTACAAATGTTATCTATGACGCTGCCGACACAGTGTGTCTTGTTCATGAGCGTGATCGCCAAAAGGCTTCACTTATATCTCCTGACAAGCACTTAGAGTGTGTATTGAAACGTGCTTGCGTTGACATGTACAGCCCTGAATCGTACGCAGAAGCCATTGAGACACGACGTACCATTTTGCTGTCTGATGACCCATTTGACGTATCGTACGATGCGTTGATGTTCTAAAGTAACGGCAGTTCGACGCTTCGCGTCGTTCTGCCTTTCTTTTTATCATCAAACCACACAGACATTGTATGTGGTATACAAATGTTAGTTGGATTTTCTATGTAGCAATGATCCTTTCACTCTTAATGTTCGCAGCATGTGTTCCATTATCCTTTGTGTATGACAACATTGATATTCGTATTTGTTGTATTTACGGTGTCATTGGTTTCGTCACATTTGCTTTTCTTGGTATAATTGTTGACATTATTTACAAAGATTAAGTATTACTCCCTTCGGGGAGTTTTACTTTTCCTTCAAACCTAACATTCCATGTCTACACCAATCATCTGACATTAAAATCAAGTAACCATGACACAAGTAACCATGTGGCGCCTTGGCATCCGTGATGCTAAACGTTGGGACATTTGGCGCTGGTCCCAGAACTACCGTAGCTTCGATGAACTCATCTCTGCCTCAAGAGATTATCTTGAGTCTCATCCTGGCTCTGTAATTATCTTCAGAACCGAAAAGGTGTTCATTCCGTAAACATGAGGGGAGTACTGCGCAAGCAGTATTCCCTTTTTGTTTTCCTTCTAACCTTACTTACTTGTGAAATATCACCTTCCTAAACCCTAACTCCATTCAGAACATTACCCACTGATGCACTTCCGAACAACCACTGTCCTGTGGATGCACCCCAAACTTCGTCAACCAATAGTTAGTCACATGTAGATAGAACACATTGTATTACACAAGTATATCGCCACATGCTGTAGTATTACAATGTGTTCAACCATAGTGTAGTAATTACATGATAGAACGTATGATCCAAGAAACGTAGTATTACATTGGTGCTTCAAACCTTACTTACCATGTCTGTTGTGTGAGTATGACAGTAAATACAATAACAATTAAAAACATTACAGCCATGACATTAAACAATTTCTTAAAGACAAAAGAAGGGTTACAGATGCTAACATCAATAAACAACTGCAAAAATATAACAGATGCACTATTGTATGTAATAAATGTTGTATTTTGCGAGTATTATAACCACAACTATGACTTACATCTTGCCGTTGATAATGAAGTAAGCTTCTTGTTGTACACTAATGATGTTGACTACCACACATTTAGTGTATATGAAGAAGCTGTAGTGTTACGTGAAAACATAACACCTTCTAATTTGGGTGTAACATTACCGAGGTTCTAACTACTAAAGGATGTGCAGAAAACTGCACTCCTTTTTTAGTCAACCTTTAATAGTGATAGTATATTTTTTATTCCCTCAACCTAACGTACCCCGTCTTCTGCGCCTAGTCGGAAAGCAACTAAAACAGTAGTATTATGCTGATTGGTTGTGTAAGACGGCTATTGATGGATGGGGTATTAGGATGAGGAATTCTTCCTCCCCATAATAATCCATATTTACCAAAGTCTTGCATTCCATATGTTGTTAATATATAGCCTAATTGACAACAATCACAACAAAAGAGACACCAGGAAAAATACATTACTTGTCTATTCACTTGTTGATTCTTCACTTGTTGAACGGACATCAGCGATGCCAAAAAACCTAACGTACCTCGTCTGCTGTGAGCAATCGGAATAAGACGACGCCGTATAAAGAAGTCATTTAACAATTAACATTTTAAATTTAAGCACCATGGAGTTCAGAATCATTGATGGATCAGAGTTAAGTAACTATGTAACAACAGCTATTAGCGTTGGAACATCAGGTAAAGAAAATCAACAAGGTCGCAAATCCAAGTTTGCAGTGTTTACTGTCAAGAACAAGAAACAGCGGTTTAGTAAAGCAAGCCGTATTATATTGTTCGATGACCAGCTTGAACCAGCAGCATTCGACACGTTATCCAAATACATCCTTAAAGATGCAAAAGGAGAAACTGTAAAGGATGTGAGCGGACACATTGTTATCGACTTGAAAGCACTGAAAGCATCTGGAGAAGACGAAGACCTTGAAGGTTACTACGAGATTCCAGGCGGAATGGTTGTACCTTACAAGTTAAGCAAGGGCGACTGTTACCAGAACGGTGTTGATGGTAAGCGGAGAACGTTAAAAGACGGTACTCCAATTATCAGAAACGAAGTTCAAGTGTTCGTGATTGTAGACCACCTTGAGCCTGATGGAGACAAGATGAAAACTGTGTACGTAGCAGGTTTCTCTCCAGCAGAACAAGGTCAACGAATGGAGAACGCATTC